CGAATCGGTAAGAAGGTGGCTTCATTGGACTACCCTATTCCCTGCTGGCGAATTTCGCAAGTTGGCTCGCACCGTAAAGGGAAGGGAAAGGTTCCCGTTCAAGATCACGATTGTCTCGCCCGATCAGCCAGCTCCGAGGGAGCCATGGATCGGCACTCACCGATGGAAGCACAGGGCGATCTACAATATGAAAATGAAGCTTTCAATTCAAATTGAAAAAGCCTCAAATAAATCTAGGTATCAATGGTATAAATTGTATTCCGTGCGAGGCTATGGAGCACCTGGCAACTCGGAGTTCATTTGCCCATACTCTGGAATGGTTGCAAAAACAGTAGATCCAGAGGAAGCTGTTTCGCTAAGAAAGTATTGGGCGTGCTGTGCAAGAAAGTCAAAAGAAATTCTGGATTGGTTGGATCAGCTCGATCCTGCTAGGTATTCGGCTGATCTTAATAGCTATCTTTTAAGAGTTATCGTGGCTACCGGAAACATCAGAGAAATAACAAAATATCAAAAACACCATCCATTTCAAGAGGCAAAATCATGGCAAAAGCTGTAAAATATCATGAAATGGCCAACAAGCATGGTTGGCCGATGTTCTCTTCTTCGCAGACCGAGAACCGCCTTGCCCTGTGTAAGAAGGCGTTATGTCCTGATAGAAGCTTATTGGTAAGGTTAAAAGACTGCTATGCTTCGGAGCTTGAGACGCAAAAATACTGCAAACTCAAGTTCCTATCAGAAGAATACTTTGATGAGAATGCCAGAAACTTACGGCAATTGGCCTGGGGTGGCAGGTATGTTACTCCAAAGTACGCCTTGGAAGGTGCATTTTATCCATTTGTAAGGTGCGTGCAGAAGACAAGGCCTCTCGACAGTGGAATTATTTGGATTGGAACCAGGCATGAGTATCCCAGGGTCTACGTTGACAACCTTGTAGCGAGCTGGCTTTGTCCCTATTCGCGGAGTGGCCATGTCATGATTGAGCCGTTTGAGCCATTGCATCGGGTGCTGGATAACTGGTCGCGGCTTGCTGATCGACGCTACTATCCCTGTCTTACGCTGCCCCCCGTGCCGGACCTGTAAAATAAGTTTTGTTATGAATCGCCAACTGAATTCATTGCAAGCCTGATCGACTGATAGAATGCCTGAGTCCAGCAGAAACAGCCATGCAACATCAGACCAGCGATCCCCTTGCAGTCACAGCCGAGTGCGAGCGCTTTAATCACTACCTACTTAGCTTCCATGACAGAATGATGATGGAAGCCGAGACTGAAGTTCAGCAAAACTGGACCTCAGTCGCACTTCATGACAAGTATGCACTGTCATGCGTACCAGAGGATCACGTTTTTATCTGGGTTCTCAAGCCAGAAGGTTCTCATTTTATTGAAACCTTTTGCAGGTTGGATGCCCGCGAATACCATATTCAAGCATCAAGAGAAAAGAAACTGGACGCATTCGAGGCTTTCTTCGTCCGCTGCCAGGATCTTTTCGTAAAGTTCCGAAACAAGTTTAATCCTGTAAAATACAAGTATTATGTTATGATAAACAAAGCCGAACCTTATGGCGGCGAGATGATTCCTTCCAGCTTTGAAGAGCTGGTTGACCTTGCGTTTGTGCGACAACTTAAATGGACAGATTCCGGTATGCAGCCAACTGGAAAAACCTGCTCCCAGTGGGAAGCCAATTGGATCGGGGTCGAGGGTTGACGCCTGCTCGCCAGTAGCTGTAAAATCAATGAGCTGTAAGACAGCACTACGCCCATCCACTGCTATGACACCAAAATTCCCTCTTGTAGATAACATGCGCCAATACGGCGGCAACTTCGCATCGAAGCTTGCTGATGCCATGATCGCCGCTGATCCTGACAATTTCAAGACTCTTGTTGAAGCATTTCCGCAGATTGTGGAGAAGTACGCCGAATTTCCTAAGAGCTGAACTGATGTTTTTCAACACTATTGATGAAGCACTTGCAGCTTGCGAGCTTGCAGGTTATCAGCCTCGTTCGCACGTCACAGGGCTTGGCGAGCAGACCTACTGGGTCCATCTGCCCAATTGCGAGCGAGGCTCTTGTTACTGGGGCGATGCCCAGTTCCTGGGCTGGGCCAACGCTTACTGGCGCCTGCTGGAAATCGAAGAGGCTCGCCACCAGGCCGGCTGGGAAGAGCTGCAGGAAGAGGACTCTCCTGTGGGCCTAGAGGGCTGGCACGCACCCTGCGGCACCCACGAGGATGCCTGGCGTGAGCTGGGTCGCCCCATGCCCGAGGAGCAGGCTTATGTGGAGGCTTGAGTTCCTGCCGGCTGACGATCATTCGTGGATCAGCTCGCTGTCCTTGGGCGGCTACCCGATGCTCGATGAATCGTTCGACAGCTCCAGGGCGGCCCGTGAGGTTGCTGGGATGCTTCGGGAGGTTTGGCCCGATCTACAGGTTCGGGTTGTCGAGACCGAGGAATAGCCTGGCTGGCCGGGAGCCCATCCCGGCAATCAACCCCCTTAGGCATTCAAATGTTTCACTGGATCAAAGAGCAATGGCTTCGCTTGGAACTGCGGCACCAGCAGTGGGAGCATCATCGACATCAAGCAAAGTTGCTATCAGATTCAGACCTTAGGTATTACGCTGCTGGACATGGCTTTAACGTTCAACTTGCCAAAGCCTGTAAACAAGAACTAAGGAGCCGTCGATGAACACCGAAATCAAAGTTAATGGACTGAACTGGCCACTAAGGCTAGGGCCTTATGCAACCCTGCTAGGCCCTGCTAATAACCTAGGCAGTTTTCGCTGGTACTATGGTTTCTTCTCTCGTGAAGATGAAAACTATGACTTGAAGTGCTTCAAGCTTGATGGCTTCTCTCGAATGATCGCGTTTGGAAAGCTGGATAGCTTGTCTATTGACATTTTTATTCCTGACAAGCAAAAGTCTCAGATGATTGCTAAATGTATCAGAAACGCACAGCCATTTCAACAAAAAGCTATTGTGTGACGTTCAGCCATGCAGCCTTTAAGGTTGTTGCCACTAACGTGCCTGCTGCCATTCAATCTGCAAAAGAGCTGGCTGGCCCTAAGGCCGCCTTCCTCTCTTGCATTCAGCAGGAGGAGTGGTAGAATAACGCCATTCACTTGCAAAACCCCATTCACGCCACAATGCGAAGCTACGACAGTTGGAAACTTGATACCCCAGAGTATCTTTCAGAGCCCGATCCGCCGCAAGAAGTTGTAGGCAGCGAGCACGGCATCTTTGCTTGGCAAGTCTTTTGCAAAAACCAGCGACAGAACCATGTTCCAGACTGGGCTTGGAAAGCTTGCAAGAAAGGGCCATTCACTACACCACTTACAAGGCTGATCTTTCAGCTTGAGCTTGCCAAGGCCAAGCTTCGCGGGATGCACAAGCTGGACGCCACATGGCTTGCTGGCGTAAATTGCATTGATCGAGTCAGCATCAACTACCTTGATGCCTGCGCTGAAGTGCAAAACACTTGGGCGGAAGCGTTTTCGTACCACTCTGTAAGGTGCATTCAAGAAGACGACTACGCCATCAATCTCTACGTTTCTGAAGTTTTTGTTGACGAGGAATGATGAAGAACATTGCTTTTTGGTCATCGACTCCCCAGCAGGGGAAGACAACTGTTGCAAGGTTTCTAGCTAACAACTATGATTATGTTAAAATCTCATTCGCTGAGCCGATGAGGTTCATGCTTGAGCGACTGCTTATTGCTGCTGGATGCTCAAAGCCAGAGGCTCTGTATTTTGCAAACGAAGGCAAAGAGCAAAACATTGAAGTTCTTGGCATAAGTTTCAGGAAACTTGCAAGAACTCTTGGAACAGAGTGGGGCAGAGCTTGCATTCATGAGGATCTATGGGTAAGGATTGCGGAGTCAAAAATCAGCCGATTGCATTCACCTATGTGCGTGGATGACATGAGGTTCCCCAATGAACTTGAAATGCTGAAGCGCAAGGGCTTCCTGCTCGTCAAGATCGAACGTGATAACTTGAGGATGGATGGCCATTCATCTGACACTGCACTGCGAGATTTTGCTAGCTGGGACCACGTAATTAAAAACAATGGATCGTTGGAGCACCTATTTTCACAGGTCGTAGATTTGGTAAAATGAATGGAGCTTACTAACTTTGAGAAAAGATTACTGCTTGTTGCATTAAGGTTCTTCTACAGAGCTGGTCCTCACTTTGTCTCAATGCTGTGGGAGGGAGACTCTCCACCAAAGCAGTCTGACTGGGAACAGTGCAAGGTAAGAATAAAAAAACTCTACAAACAAATTAAAGAAAGCATTGATGACGATCGCATCCCAGAGCCTACGACTTGCCGAGATCATCTTCGTAAGCAATCAAGACTTTAGATACGTTTGCACTTTTGGAGGCTTCAGGATCTGCCGTAAATGCTGTGGAACTGAACGCAACAGGTTCGCACTCGATCGTCTTTGGTTTATTAAACGTGATAACGTAAACAAAACACCTTATCCGTTGAAATGCGACCACTGTGAAAGTTTGATCTTGCCAAGACAAAGCTTGAAAGTTATACGTTCACTATCCCGCAACCCTACAGCCAAGCGTTAAAGGTTGAAGCGCTGGGCGGGCTACCTTAATGGCAGATTGCCCGGCCACCTTACTGTTACAGATGGCTAACTTACTAGAGCGGTTGGCTTGCATCTGGGGCGTCGGCATGGTATTATAGGAAGCGCCGGGGAACCTGTAGGCAA